AACATTTTTACTGGATTATTTACCAATCGCAGCATCGGTATTTCTTACGGTATGCTACCTACCTCAAATTATCAAGACGTACAGAACAAAAGATGTTTCCGGCATTAGCCTGCCATTTTGGGTGTTCCTTAACGTAGCCCTCTCGTTAATGCTAGTTAATTCTATCGTAATCTTTATCGAGTTCGGGACGTGGGGATATATGGTGACGGAGATTATAAATGAGAGTCTTGCGTTTATCATGCTCGTTATGGTGTTGCGATATAGAAAGATAATTAATAACGAAAAGGAGGTGACGGAGTTTTGACGATTAATTACGAATTTACCGTAGGAAAACACGTAAAACAAGCACACGAATATACAGACGTTCTAGTAGAAGAAGCATATAGACGGAAAGACGAAGTAAACCCTACGTCATCAGACGAAAGAGTAACGAAGGCAGACGCCCTATGCGAAACCTGTTTCGAACAGGTGGGCGTCTTCCCTCCTCCTAACGTACTAACAAGACTTGCATGGTATGTCGTATTTGATGAGATGACGGACAGCCACCCGGATAAGATGACGAGGGAAGAGTATCCGATCATGACGGAAACACAACGATTGAGACGATTTAACGAGATTCCGTCAAAAAGCGTATATTTCAACGGTAGGGACTTCTCAGGCAACGTAAAAACGTGTGAAAAGAAGGGCACTGACGATTCCGGACGCATGAATAGACGACCTATTTATCATTCGTCATCAGACGAAAAAGAGAAAGAAAGAGATACGAGAATTGACGTACTAAGCCTAATAGACAAGGTAAAACTGACAGACAGGCAAAAAGAAGCTGTCGGGTTAGTATATTTTAATGGCTTAACTCAGTCTGAAGCTGCTAAGAAGATGGGGATAAGCCAACCAAACGTAAGTTCATACATAGATTATGCGTTAAAAAAAGATGAAAAATACACTACTTTAATATATTAAATCAAGATAGATATGTATTACATTGATTAAATGACGGGAGAAATAGTTGTGTTTTATTTAATTATATTAGGAGATGGTATTATGTCGAAAAATAATAAATCATGCAAGATCGAAGATTTAGAAAAGGCTATAAAGATGGTCGCTGATATTTCCAGTAACGTTAACGTAGACGTACGTCTGGGAGATAAGAAGGGCGATAATGAATCTATCGAGGTTGATTCCCAAGTAAGAAAAAGTAAAATTCCGCACCTACGGACTAAAAATGGGAGAATTGAAATTGATAAGAATGATCCTGTGCAAGTAAATTGGTCTAAAAATTTTAGAAAGTAAAAAGTGATTGGACGGACGGATGGACGGGTAAACGAACAAAAGTAGTACTTTAATATATTAAATCGAATTAGTTAACTATAAAAATGAATGAAAGAATGGAGTTATTTTATATGGCTACTTTATTCTATAACGGACTTGCATTTTTAGCTTTATACCTTGCGTCAGTATTTATTTCATCTTTTATCTTGAAGGAAGGTTTAAAAATAACACACCCCGGAATAACGATGTTAAAACTAAAACACAAGGTAATTATAGCTATACCCGGTCTTAATATAATTGTAAGTTTCACATACTTTACATTCTCTGTATCTTTACATTCGCTTTAGCTTACAATTACGGGATAGATTGATTAAAGATATAGATATTCTATTGCGCGAAAAATATGGATTAGACGATATTAAAGGAAGTGGTTATTAATGTATAGGGCTATGCAAATTGCTAACTATGTAGTTCATCTAGCTTTGAAAAAAAGGTATGATGTCACCAATTTACATTTGCAGGAGATTCTATATTTTTTGCAAGCGGAGTCATTATACCGAACCAAAAAACCTCTTTTTGCTGAGAATATAGAGAAATGGCGTTTGGGACCTGTGATTCCTGAAGTTCATCATGAGTATAAGGAATACGGCTCGCAACCTATAGCTGAAGTAGCATCTGAAATTATTTTCGATAATGAAACATTCGATATTAAGTTTGTAGAATTTAACGAAGATGATATTGAAATTGAAACTAGGGAAAGATTGAAGACATCTATTATTACATTACTAAGTAAGAATCCTTTCGAATTAGTTGACCTAACTCACGGACATACGCCGTGGAAAAGGCTAAGAACACGTATCGAAGATGGAGAAAAAGGGCTAGCGTATACCAATCAAGAACTTTATGAGTTCTTTTCAAAGTACCCTGAAGAGCTTAGAAAAGTGTTAGGAGGAAATTCGTAAAATAGTAAAGGAGATATATCTATTGAGTGATAAGTTCTATTGTTACTCTCAGTGATTTTTACATATTTAGGAGGAATAATCATGAGTAAATACAAGAAAAAACCGGTTGTTGTAGAGGCATTTCAATTTTATGTCGAACCAATGCCCGATTGGTTTATGGATAAGGTTTCTTCAAACGATATTGTTTTAAAAAATTGCGATCACGACAGATATTCTATCGATGATGCATATTGTGAAATCAAAACGTTAGAAGGTACAATGCAAGCTAATGCTCGAGATTACATTATAAAAGGTGTCGATGGTGAAATTTATCCGTGTAAGCCTGATATATTTAAGCGGACATATGAAAAGGTTAAGGAGTAATTTCACAGATTTTGCATAATTGATTGACAGCGATATAAAATTATTTTCCTCAAGGATAGTAGTCAAATAACGTGGGAGGGGTGGTGAGTAAATGAAAAAGTTAGATAATAACTATGATGTAGATTTAAGAAAGAAGGTTATAGTCGAGATGACCTTGGAGGATATAGCTATAATAGTTTCAGCTTTAGATTTGGAGGTTCGTTATCATTCAAGTAATTCGGAATTGAATGAAAAGATGCGTTATCTAATAGATGAACTTAAAGATAATTTTTAACTCTCTCCATAGCCCAACCACGTGTAATCGTTATATTGTATATGTAGCTATTTTACTTGAAATCAGTTATAATAATAAGTTATAATGTAAGTACGATATTTTAGATGGAGGTGTATCAATGTGCTTAAAGGAGTCATCTTAGATAATAGTCATCCGAAGAACATGTTTGAAATTGGATGTAAAGTGTCTTTAGTGAAATTAGAAACATTACGATTAATGGAATCTGATGATGACTTATATCTTGCTGAAGATTCTAATGGAAGAAGGCAAATAGTTGTGATTAATCAAGTTGGATTATTTTAATTAAAATAAAATAGGGGTGTTTTAATTGAGTGGCATAGATATTGATAAAATTATGGATTTAACAGGAGTGTCCACATTACGATTAAATGCATCTAGGGAGAATGGTAAATATCTAATCGATATAACTTATGAAGATGAAGAGGGAGGAGAGCGTGAAATCCAATTCGATAATTTTAAGGAGGTTGCTGAGTATTTTGAGAATAAAGAGAGTGATTACTTGATTGGCAGTAAGATAAAAATAACAAAAGACAACCACTACAATAGCGACCGTGTAGGCTGGGGAAAATCAGGCCAAGGATTAGCGCCGGTTGGGCACACAGGAAAAATTGTGGACATGAGTGATAATGGGGTCTATATAGAGTTTGATTGTTGTCCAGCGGAATGTAATGAAAGATTCTTTTTAGAACACGGTGAATATCAGGTGATTGGAAAACCCTCAATTGACGAAGGAGCAACTATTCTTATCGAAGGAGATGATGTAAAAATAATTGATACTCCATCCAAAGTAAAACTTGATTATTTCAAGAAAGTTAAAACTCCTTCAGATCGTGAGTTATCGTTTCTTAAAGCCGGACGTGAGGTAGGAGAGTTAAGGAAAGGGGATATTGTCAAGTTGGAAGGATTTTTTATCGATAGATTTCATAAAGTTTATGATGTATACAAAGATACTGCGGATGTTGGAAGCTTTTACGAAGATATATCGCAAATGTCACTCGTAACTCCGGTTGATGAAAGGCTAGACCTGTCTGATGACGATAAGTAAATATGGCCGCTTCGATAGTCGCATAAAAGAACATGAGGAAGTATCTTGTAAATATTGCAAAGGTGAAACGTCTTATAATAACGCTATTTATGACGAATCTGAGGACAATTACTTTTGCGATATAGGTTGCTTTCGAGATTGGGCAGACGATAACTTTGATATTGTCGTAAAGCTATATGAAGAATTGAACATTAATTAAGGAGGAATTGGGATGAATCAAATACCCTATACAAAAGAACAATTATTTAGAGCGAACGCAAGATTAATGGAGAAAAACAAACGATACCGTGAAGCAATCGAAAAGGGAATCAATGCAACGAGATATACTAATCCAGAAGTTGCTTATATTTTAAATGAAGCATTGGAGGAATCGAAATGAGAATCCTTGAAGGTAATAATGAAGTTAATTTAAAAGAAGAAGTTACAGTAACGATGACGTTAGAGGAAATGGCTATCATATCTATCGCTACAGGAACAATGGAATTGGATGCTGGAGAGCTTTATTACAAAATGTGTTCAAAAGACGAAATGGTAAATTTAAAGTTAAAGGAAGCATTAACATACTCTAGTATTCCGACGGAAGTGAGCCAAACTTTAAAAAAATACCTTAAACATAGAGGGGTGTTTTAAGGTTAAATAAAAGAAAATAAAACCATTTTATTGAGATTGCTCTAACTATCTTTCGAATGAAAAAATCTTTCTGCAATGGGTGAAGGAATGCAATATAAAAAAACGACAACATTTAGGAGGTTAACACTTTATGTCGGATAAAATTAAAATCAAGAAAAGAAGCGGAGAAAAAGTACCTTTTCAAAAACAAAAGATTACAAAGGCTATAGAAAACGCAGGTATGGAAACAGAAGAGTTTGGTGTAAAAGAGGCTGAAAGTCTATCACAAAAAGTCGTTGAAAGAATCGGTGAATTAGAAGAGTTGACGGTTGAGAATATACAAGACCTTGTAGAAGATGTTCTGCTGAATAGTAAATACAAAGCGACTGCTAAGGCATACATTATCTATCGAGAAATGAGGAAACGTGACAGAAGTCCTGATATTTTTAGAAAGAGAATAAATCTGAAGCCATATGAGTACCCTGAACTCATTGAGTATAAAGAGGCTATCCAGCATTCGTATTGGCTTCATACTGAATTCAATTACACATCTGATATTCAAGATTTTAAAGTAAAGGTCACGGACGCCGAACGAAATGCAATTAAAAATGCTATGTTGGCAATTGCTCAAGTCGAGGTTGCGGTTAAAACATTTTGGGGAGACTTATATCATCGATTGCCTAAACCTGAAGTAGGTTCTGTTGGATATACATTCGCCGAGAGTGAAGTTAGGCATCATGATGCCTATTCACACCTACTTGAAATTCTCGGTTTAAACAGTGAATTTGAGAAAATCAAAGATATTCCGGCATTATATCAACGTGTAGAATATTTAACGAACAGCGTTGAGTTGGCGAAGACGGGAAGTGATAAGGATTACGCGTTATCAATTCTATTATTTTCTCTGTTCATCGAGCATGTTTCTCTATTTTCTCAGTTCCTTATTATTATGTCATTTAATAAGTATCGAAATATATTTAAGGGAATTTCAAATGTTATTGAAGCTACATCTAAAGAGGAACAGATTCACGGACTTTTCGGAATTGAACTAATTAACATCATCCGAAAAGAAAATCCGGAATGGTTCGACGAAACGATAGAACAACAGGTTTATGACGCTTGCCGTGAGGCTTATCGTTCGGAGGAAATCGTTATCGACTGGATTTACGAGGCGGGCGAACTTGATTTTATGCCTAAGGAAACGGTAAAAGAATTTGTTAAGAATCGGTTAAATAATTCGTTGGAGAGCATCGGATACAAGCCGTTATTCACGATTAACGAAAGTTTAGTCGAGCAGACGGACTTTTTTGACGATGAGTTACTATCCACAAAACACGTTGATTTCTTTGTTAAACGCTCGATAAATTACTCTAAAAGAACTAAGTCGATAACGATGGATGATTTATTTTAATTAGGTGAGAGGAAATAGGTGAAAGATATATCATGGTGGGTATATATAGAATCAAAAATAAAATCAACGGAAAATCCTATATAGGGCAATCAAAGAGCGTACAGAGGAGGTGGAGAGAGCATATAAGAGGTACAGAAGATTCTGTCATAAGTAAAGCTATAAGAAAATATGGGGAAGATAATTTCACATTCGAGATTATTGAAATATGTTCCGTCGAAGATTTAGACAGTAGGGAGATATACTACATTAAAAAGTATGAGACGTATAAAAAAGGATATAACATGACTCTTGGAGGGGACGGCGTTAAAGGATATGGGAGAGTTCTTTCATACGATATTGTTCCTGAAATAATAGCAGAATTAAAAGAAGGTGTACCCACATCTGAAATAGCTAGTAAGTACAGAATTAGCACGGACATGGTTAATAGGATAAATAACGGGCACGATTGGGTTATCGAAGGAGAGTCTTATCCAATCAGAGAAACCTATCAGGAAAGATTGAGGAAAACTATTAATAAGGATGAGCTACTTAAGGATGTTGCTGTTTTAGGATTTAAGGGAGCTGGTAATAAATACGGATTAACGGGGAACGGCATTAAAGCAAGGTGCAGAATCGTGGGACTGCCTACTAAGATAAAGGACATAAGAGAACTTTATGGAATTCGTGAGCCACGTATAGAGGCTACGTATAAAGGGGAGAAGATAGATGTTGAATCTATAGAAGAGTTAATACTCTATATCAAGGAAAACGAACTAACCTACGCCAACAAAAATAATATAAGAGTTAGTATCAGAAGGGTTTTGAGAGGGGAAAGAAAATCTTATTTAGGAATTAATATAAAGGAGATTGATTAATTATATGACGAACAAACAGCGCAAGCCATTCGAATGGTTAAACGAACACAGCCGTAACTTTTTACAGAACGGATATTTAATCGAAGGCGTAACGCCTGAACAACGCATTGAACAAATCGCAAACAGGGCAGAGGAAATTCTCGGTATTAAAGGCTTTTCCGATAAGTTTTACGACTATATGTCTAAGGGATACTACTCATTATCATCACCGGTGTGGGCTAACTTTGGAACAGATAAAGGGTTGCCGATCAGCTGTTTTGGATCGAGCATTAAAGATAATATGGGTAACATTCTCTACACTCAATCTGAGGTCGGGATGATGTCCAAATTTGGAGGTGGAACAAGTGGATACTTCGGGAACTTGAGACATCGAGGTGCACCTATTACGAACAATGGAGAGTCATCGGGCGCTGTACACTTCATGAAGTTGTTCGAGAGCATTATTGATGTTATCTCTCAAGGCGCGACCCGCAGAGGTGCGTTCTCTCCTTATCTTCCTATAGAACATCCCGACATTGAAGAATTTCTTGAAATCGGAACTGAAGGTGACCCGATACAAGAATTAACACACGGAGTAACGGTGACTGATGAATGGCTTCAGGAGATGATTGACGGAGATAAGGATAAAAGGGCCATTTGGGCGAAGGTTCTACAGCGACGCGTTGAAATCGGCTATCCGTATATTTTCTTTACAGATACGGTAAATAACGAAACGGTGGACGTGTATAAGGATAAAGGACTGCGTATTAATCACTCGAATTTATGTTCGGAAATAGCCTTGCCAAACAACGCTGAATGGTCGTTCGTATGCAACTTATCATCCATGAACTTACTTCACTATGATGAGTGGAAAAATACAGATGCAGTAGAAACGTTGACTTATTTCCTAGATGCAGTTATGACTGAGTTTATCAAGAAACTAGAAGCTATGCGCGACTCTGATGAAAAAGAGGATCAACAGGCATTTTACTTCATGAAGCGGGCTTATCAGTTCGCTAAGGATAATCGCGCTCTTGGAATTGGGGCCTTGGGATACCATTCGTATTTACAGTCGAAAATGATTCCGTTTGAATCGTTAGAAGCATCGAAATTAAACGCTTGGATTTTCCGAGACATTCAAGAAAAGGCGTTAAAGGCAAGCAAAGAGTTAGCAAAATTATACGGAGAGCCAGAAGTATTGAAGGGGTACGGACGTAGGAATTCCACATTGACTTCCGTGGCTCCCACAACTTCGAGCGCATTCATTCTTGGGCAAGTCAGTCAATCAATCGAGCC